AAGCTCTTCCAAGTTCTTGTATGCAGGGGTGCCGTCGTCGTTCGTTGCCATGATCGGCGGCACAAAACGCGTGCCGGACTTGCGCATGATGCCTTGTATCATAGGATGACTTGCTGGCAAGTAGTCAGCGTATCGCGCCTTAAATGCCACGTGCGATTGCACTGGCAGAGCGTCCTCGGACAGGAACAGCAGCTGTGCGTACACATCCAAAGGCGACTGAGTCACAGGCGTGCCATTCAGTATGCGACGATACTTCGCGTGCGGTGCGAGCTTTAAAGCTGCTCTAGTTACGCCTGTTCCCATCGACTTGATGCGAGTACTTTCATCAACGACCATCATGCAAGCGGTCGCATTCAGGAATCGCCTTGCGAAATCATACCCGCGCTTCGTTCCAAGAGCTTCAACGTTCATTGAGAGGATACGCAGCTCATGACCAGCGTTGAACAGGTCTTCAAGCTCCACGCCTTTCTTTTTGGTTTGTGCCGCACTCCACGTTGCGGTTATGCGCGAGCACCAGTCTGGCAGGTGGATTTTAATCTCGTCCGCAATCCAATTTCGATGAACGCCATTCGGTGCAATTATTAGCAGTCCGTTGATGCGCCCCATTCGATGCAATTGGGCAGCGTTATCTAGCACTATCTTGCTTTTTCCAGTGCGTTGCTCAAGAAATAGCCCAACGTATTCATCCTCCCATGATTCTTTTAAAATTGAATCTTGATGCGCGAACGGGGTCGTTTTGTATTGATAATTTAGCATGATGCCGCCTTATTTTTCGTGCGCGTTGCAGCATACCTAGAATGGAATTGCTCACGTTGCTCAGTCGTGCGATTTCGAAATGTCGCGCGTTTCTTTTCACGGATAGCTGCTTTTTCTTCAGCGGTTTTATTGAGTGATGTGGCGCGCATCTTTTCGATAACTTCCGGGCGCTGCATAGCATCGTTGCGCTTCCCGAACATATGATGCATCTCGCCAGCGCGACCGAACATATGATTTTTCGCCCCGCGTTGATCAAGCTTTACGGGTTTGCCAAAGTTTGGGTGCGCTTTTCCTTTAACTCCATACATCGGGTTGTTCGCGCCTTTTAATTTTGCTGCAACCTCTGGACGTTTCATTGGGTGATTATCTCCCGAATTTTGTAGGGATGATTGTATCGCGAATGCTCGGCGTATCCATCCGTAGCTTTTATTCGCTGCGCGATCTTTATGCCTTCGCGAACTACGTAGCATAGCGTTGACTGCAAATACTAGCTTACCGTTTCCGGGGTACATTTTCACAAGCAATTGGTGCGCGACATAATGTTCTTCAGCCGTAAGATGCACCAAGTTGTGCCGATCATTGGAGCCGCCTAAACAGCGCGGTAGTGCGTGATGCCGTTCGGTGTACTCGCCCGGCTTTGCGCGGTCTCGTGCCCGCTGAATTAACCGCTCGTAGTGCAATGAGTAGTTCATGCTGTTACGCCCTCCGCGTCCTTGCAAAGCGCAAGCGCCGTCAGCTGATGGGCGAACGGTTCGGTTTTAAATTGGTAGGAGTTCATATTAAAATGCAAACTTTACGCCATGCAACTTCATCACATCAACATAGAGCGGGTGCTGGTCGGAAAATTCGCAGACATCAATCTTGCCAATGTTCTCAATAGGTGACAATTTAACGTCAATAATCAACGGGCGCGTGACGTAGCCTCGATAGCATACGTGCGCGGACAAAGTGCCAACATATAGAATCTGAAATCCAGCAACTTCGAACAGTCTCTTGACGTGACGCATGGCGGGATGGATTTTCATTTTATTTCTCCTCTTTCTGGTCGCGCACTATTGCGCGATGAAGCATTATCTTCCAATTGCAAAATAAAAGCAACAATTATTTTACACATCAATTCTTTTCCATTTTTCGATGATGCCAAACTTGATGCCGCGACAAATCTTGAGACGCACCAACAGGTGTGCTCCTTCCGGAATCGTGTTGAATAGCTCTTCGCCTATCCGTTTGTAATCGAAACGATGGATACGGGCTAACATTTCGCCAGTGTCGTCGCGCAACCTTAGATCGATGAATGTTGGCTGTCCTTTTTCGACCTTCCCTCCGCGCTTCTTGACGTTTACATCCTCATTGATGTCCCGCAAGTTCTTGTAGATGATCTCTCCGAGCAACAAGTGGCTTCCAAATTGCGAACCATCAAAGTCTTCGATGTGACTCAATTCTCCCCCCAACCCGTTGCCGCTCGGATCATCATACATTTGGCCGTACTTCGTCCTGAACGGAAACAAGTCTGAGAATATATTTTGCGCACTTGCCACATCTTCGCGCATCTTCTGCGTCAACTTTCCTGCATTGCGTGCCTCCAAAAACTTCTTCGCCTTCGCTTCTCCGAAGCCGTGAAGATTCATAAAGCCTCCGTACAACACATCACCTTTCGCCGCCCAATGCTCTTCAGACCTTTCTATGTCGAATGGAATATATTTCAACCCTTCTTTAACCATCTCGCGAAGCAATCCGACAGCACTTTCCTCGTCCTTAGCATTGCGCAAGTTGGCAGCAGCAAATTCCATCGGGTGGTGCGCCTTCAAGTAAGCCGTCCAGTAGCTGATGATGGCGTAACTATAGGTGTGAGCCTTGTTCATACACCACGTGCCCATCACCTTTATCAATTCCCAAATGTCTGCCGCTTGTGCCTTCGTAAGACCATTGCTGATAGCACCTTCTTCAAATTTCGCATAAAATGTATTGAAAAATTCCGATCCAAGCCGTTTGGCCATTGACTTGCGGATGAATGATGCGTCCTCCCAATTGAAGTTGCCGATGTAACGAACAATTGCCATCACCTGCTCTTGGTAAATCGGAAGACCATATGTCTCCGACATATATTGCGCAACAGCCGGGTGCAATTGATCATATTTCTCGCCATTGCTGCGGTTAATATACTTCTCTGTTACACCACCACCAAATGGACCGGGACGAGCCAGTGCCGTCACAGCATCGATCTGCACCATTGATGTGAAGTCTATCTGCCCTCCAACAGAACGCAATGCGCTCCCCTCAAATTGAAATATTCCGCTGTACCTTCCGCTGTTGAACACGGCATAGGCGGCAGGATCGTCGAACTTCAGATTGTACCAGTCAATCGGCACCCCGGAGTCTTCCAGCACCCCAAGAGTGCGCAGACCAAGAACGTCAATCTTTAGTAATCCAAGCTCTTCTGCCGCGCCTTTCTCGACGTGCGCGATACCGTTATCATCAACGGTGCAATAGTTGGTTATATTATCATTACACACCAACAGGCCTGCCGCATGGACACCCGTGTGTGATGCGTGCCCCTCCAGCTCGGTGGCAATCACCACTTGCGGATACATTTCGACCAGCTTACGCCCTGGATCTGTCGTCTTGAGCGTGTCTTCCAGACAACTGGTCGAGCGTGAGTCGGCAGACCCACGTTCAATCATCGCGACCTTTACAGCTGCCGTGGCAGACGGCGAAATGTTCAACTTCTTGCAAACTTGCACCAATGCGCTCTTCGGTCTGTATACACTTACCGTTCCGATGTGCGCTGTATTCTCGACGCCGTACTTTTCGGCCATATACTCAAACACAACGTGGCGCTTCTTATCGGGGAAGTCCAGGTCTATGTCCGGAAGGTCAGAGCGGTTAATGTCTATGAATCGCTCAAACATCAATTTTGGAGGAATTGGATTCACCTCTGTGATGCGCATTAGATAGCAAACCAAAGATCCGGCACTTGATCCTCTTGATGGACCGACCAGCATGCGTTGCTTGGCATAGCACACCATGTCTGCGACGATGATGAAATAAGCATCATAATCCTTGCTTCTGATCAATCCCAATTCATATAGCAATCTCTGCTCGTATTCTTCTGTCCACATTTCCTCCATCCTGCGGAACTTTATGCCCTCACGGCACAATGCCTCTACATCTCCTTCTGCGCGTATCATCGGTGCTTTTGGCAGCGCGTCGAGCGTGATGCTGTCGACGATCTGCTGCGCAACGTCCTGTCCTTCCAATTCAAGCAATATGTGTTGCGGCGAAGGCTTCCTGCCACCTCCCATGAAGTCGAATGTCTTTGAGTCCTCCGGCTTAATGTACGAGTTGTCCGACACACCGACAATTGGCAATCCAATCGACCGCTTCTTCATAGCCAGCACTCGACTGGCCGGACTGATGTCGGCGAATGCCCCGACTTCCTTCAAGAACTCTTCGTCGATGATGTCCCCTGCGAACTTGATGATGTTGTCTGACATATTCATCACATCTGCTCGGCGCAGACCAGCGATAGCTCCGCGTTTGCCGGGAAGCTGCTGCTGGTATGTCTTGCTTGACCAACGATATAGTTCCTGCAACCCTTCCATATTTTTGGCAATAAACCACATACGCGGAGACTCGTCGGAATCGTCCGTCACGACAAGTTCAACCCCCAATAGCGGCTTGATTCCTGCCTCCTTGCACTTATTAAAGAACTTGACGTGCCCCCATGTGCTCCCTTGGTCAACAATTCCTGCTGCCGTGCACCCCGTTTCCTTGAGGTGGGCAATCACCTTGTCGATGGGAGCATAAGTCTGCCCAAATGTGAATTCCGTCCTGATGCGTAGCTGGATCATACAATCCTCTCGTGAATGCAAATTTCAGCAAGTGCTCTGACATCATCCATTGCCCTGTGTGTCTGCGCTAAAGGCCGTCCGAGCTTCAATTCATACAGCTGGGCAAGTGTCAATCTCCTGCCCTTCTCGTGGAAGAACTCCTGTACGGTGCATATCGTCGTTTTAGGCCATGGGAAACCAGTCCTGCAGGCTCTGGACAACTCAAACCCTAGCAACCCTACATCAAACGGTGCATTGTGGGCTATAAGTTGATCTGCACCGCCGAATGCTTCTTCGATTTCGCCTAGCAATTCTCGGAACTTTGGCTTGTCGACCAGGTCTTCGTCTTTCAACCCTGTTATCTTGGTAATAATCGCTTCCAACGGACGCTCAGGATTCATCAACCATGAGTGTTCGGCGACGATCTTACCACCCTCGATTCTGGCAACGGCAAGCTCGATGATGCATGGCTGTTTGTCCAGATCTGCGCAGTCCGGGAGCGGCAAGCCCGTTGTTTCACAATCCAGTATAATGGAAATGGTCATGTCGTTCTCCTTTTGTATTTCTTGACTCTGTTGTGAACATTCTTGGCTTGAGCTTCTGCTCTTCTTTTACAGAAATCTTTTCTTTGCTCAACAGTCATCGAGTCCCACTTTTTCTTTGATCCTTTCGTTGCCGCTTTCTGTCCAATGTCGACAAGCTCTTTTGCCCTAGGGTGGCGCTCCATGAAATCTTTTCGGTTTTGTTTTCTGTCACCGACATAAAGGTGGTCAGGATTCACACATCGGCGATTATCACACCTGTGTAAGACACAATCAGTTTCTTTCTCCAACCCCTTGTGAAATATCCATGATGCTCTGTGAGCACTGAGTTGCTTCCCTCCAAAGACAATTCCTCCATAACCATTTGTCGGGTGCACCTTGTCCCATTCCCAGCAACCAGTGTCTTTGTTGATTGTGAAACTTGCACTGAATCTTTCCTCAAAAGACAATTGCTGCCACGCTTTCCCTTTGACGGGAGGAGGTCTGTGGGAACTCATTTATTTTTACCTTGTAATTTTGTTAGCATTTGCATAACGGACAATTGATCTTCCTCAGACAACGAATGGTACAGCGACAAGAATTGGAATGCGTGCGCAATCTCTTGGAAGAATTTCACCTTCTGTTGATTAACTCCCGACTGAGGAATATTCAACGGTCAACTCCTCAAGCATCGCCGCGTACACACAGGCGTCGTGTGCGCTGTCCAGGTGTCCGCCATTTTCGAACTGGGCTGCATAGCGCGTGACCTTGCCCATTATTTGAACCAGCAAACCTATTCGATTCCAGTCGTCCGCAGTTTTAACGACCAACCCGTTTGGGAAAGCAGCTGCCATCGCTCCACCAAAGTTTTTATAAGTGTCTCCATAAATCTTGTTGCGCTCTTCGTATGTCTTTGCAGCCTCTGTGAGTATTGTAGGCACTGATTTTTTCATGATGTCCTCTATAATGCATAAATTGTAGGCAAATTGCGCCACGCACCCTCAATGTCCATCCCGTAGCCAAATACAAAACGGTCTGGCAAGGTAAGTCCGACAAAATCGGCGCGTATCGGCTTGGTCTTGCCATTGTCCTTGTCGGCGAAAACGGCACTATAAAACTTTGTCACCCCAAGCTCTTCCATGCGCTGCTTGATAGCGTATAATGTTTCCCCTTCGTCCAAAATGTCGTCCAGCACCAGCACCACGCGACCTGCTGGATTTTTTGACTCGGTTCTCCAACGAACCTCTCCCCCGTGCTTGTCGTTGCCGTAGCGCGAAACGTGCAAACACCCAAATTCAAGAGGGAAATTTAGAAGTGGCAACAACTGCCCTGCAAATACCACGGCTCCGTCCATCACGGACAGCACCAATGGGTTCGTATTAGCCAGTCTGGCATTAATTTCAGCGGCCACATGCATCAATGCCGTGCGCACATCACCTTGTGAGCGAATCAATTCTGCTCCCGGAATCATAATAATTTCCCTTGTTCAATTAGCCCAAAGTGGTATTGCTTCCCGTTGTGCTCAAAAATTTCTTTGCCAGAAGCTTTCAGCCTCAACCTTAACTTGCCATGCTTGTTGAGCGGCAGACCGAGTTTATCAAAAGCCTCCTTTATGCTTCGATAAGGACATCCATCAACCGTAATTCCTGCCATTTTCCATTTTGGAATAGGCTTGGTTTTTAGGACAGGAACAGGCTTGCTCCCCTTCGCAAGCGCGAGTCGCTTCTCTCCGATTTCAGCTGTCGCAAATCTCTTTACGTTTTGCCCTGTAAGTGAATTATATTCAGCAACAATTTCTTGCATAGCTCTTTTGATCATTTTGAGTCCCCTAATAAACATTTTGATTGAAGTCTTTAAAAAATGACAGCTGCTCTTCACCAATACCGCCATTGTATTTTACCATCTCAAGAAGCATAGTTAAA